CTCATCGAATAATCCCTTAGCTGAAATCTGTCTAACATCAACGTTCTCCATTATATTTCCTTCTTGGTCAAAGTCGAACTTCAATCGAAGGTTTGGAGAAGCGGCAACAGCAACGCCTGTAGGGATTCCATTATCATCTAATACTTCTTGAGACTCAACAAAGTAATCTGGGTTTTGTTTAACAAATTCAGCTAGCTGGTCGTCAGTATCAAGCATAAATACTTTATCAGTAGAATATGTTTGAACCATCCAAGTATTTGCGATGTGAGCATCTCTTTCAAGACCAATCACCATTGAATTTCTAGGAGTTGTTAATCTGTTATAAGCAGCCTCCTTCATAATAACTGTAGAACCGAGAGTGCTTTCAGAACCTGCACCAGCTACGATATTATTGATACCAGTATTTTGTTCGAGATTTTCTTTTTGTTTGTCAGCAAATAGAACACCTTGCTGAACGTTTCCGGAAGTTTTAACAACGTCAATATCAGTTCCTGGGTTTTTAGGATTAACAATGTTTGGACCTCTCTTATATGTATTAGTTCCGTTCTGAACTTGAGCACCAAAAAGTAACGGAAAGATTTCCGCTTCAACTTGTTGTGCGTTTAGAGAGTTAATATAAGTATAAATAGCTGTGTTTCCACGCATCATTTCGTAAAGACCAACTCCGTAAGGGTCGTTTAAGTCTCTAACAAAACATCGTGCGGTAACAACAGAACCGTGAGAACCGTCATTTGGAAGTTCACCATCGTAAATCTTCATCTTTCCACAAACAACAATATAACGATTTAGTAATTCGTTTTCGTAGTATCCAATAGTTACGCTAGTGTGAGGCTTCTCATTATTCTCATCCTTAGCTTCTTCGGAAACTGAACAATACTCGAGCTTCTTTCTGTTTCGAGTAGTATTTGCTTCAGGATACATTTCAAAAAACTCACTCTTTGGCATATCCTTTTCGTAGTAAACTTCAGTCTGTGACCACGCGTCACCATTATTGAAGCCTACTCCCAACCAAGTTCTGGTACAATCGAGTGGCTCTCTATAAACGTCGTCGAATAAAATTTTATCAACTCCATTTCTTTTAACTTGGACTCTTCGAGGGTAAACCCTCCAAGCAGCCCATCCATATGTAAATAGATTCTGATAAGTCAGCATCAATGTATTTTCACCATTGGCACCGGTCATTGACCAGTTTCGCTTCCAAAGTGTATACATTGCCTTCGCGTATACTTTATCATCCGCAGTAACCTGACCATCTGGAAGTTTCCCAGCTAGAACCTGCGTAGCAATCATAATTTTTGAAAAAGCAATAGGCTCCTGCGATACAGGAACTCCGGATTTGTTTTGGTCTCGGTCAGTTAACTTCTGTGGGTAAACATTTATATCATAAGACCCATCAGCTTGCTTTTGATAAAAAGTCATTGAACCCCACCCGCTCTTTTCGTAGAGCTTCTGCCCGTAGGCTACGGCGGTATTCATTATATTGTTTTTGATTTCCATTGCCAGAGCATCGAACTTGACTCGATACTGACTCTTTTTCATCTCCTGCTTTTTGTCAGCAATAAAATCAATCGTGGCTTTGTCACTATTTTTCTTTTTTTGTGCCATATGGTTTGAGATTATAAGGTATATCTTTATTATAAAACCATTTTTTAAAAAAAGCAAACTAAAAAAAACACTTTTTGTCAAAACGGGCACTGAAAAAAACACTTTTTGTCAAATCAATGCACGATTTGTCCAGGTTCTTCACCAAACATTGCCTTCATAACGGAAAAAGATTCTTCTTTCTGCTCACCATCAGCCATAACTCCCTGCTCTTGGAGAATGGCGTAACCAATTGAGGCAGCCATAATCACATCGTCGTGCTTTTTATCCATAGCTTCCGGCTTTCCTTTCTCATTTCGAACGAAAGTGAACATCTCATTAAGAATCGCTGCCGGAAAACCGCAGTCTTTTCTCAAAAATACAGCTTTTAGAGCAGCCAGGGCGAACGGTCTGGTCGCAGAAGTGGTCTTCCAACCAAAAAACTTAGTCATTTTTTTAGTAATATCGTCGAAAGTCTTCCTATAATAAAGGTTAATATACCCTAATTTCTCCAGTGCATCGTTAACCCAGAGCCCGTCTTTATTCACCTCAATACCCAAAAGTGCGTAATTGTAGTATTTTCCAAGCTTATACGCTTCGGTCGCTAGCTCATCGGGAGCTACCTGACTTTTATAAACCGCATCGCACTCTTCAGTTTTACAGTTAATAACATAAAGAACCTGTGCATCTCCGTGTGCTAAACCTTCAGCGGTATCCCCTCCAATAATATATCGAGTGCCTTTTTCCGGTTTTTTGAATATCTCAAGCGAACCGGAGGATACCTCTTGGAATTCTGACTCCCCTTTATCATTTACAGTAAGCTCTCCTTTAGTCCCCGGGGTACAAGTTTGAAGAAGCGAAGCAACTTTCGCAGTCGGAAAATAGGACTGACCGGTAGAAAGGAACGCCTCTTCCGCGGTGGTTGGATACTCCTGCATTAGAGATTTAATAGCATCCGGGCTATTTTTACCACCAAACTGCAGCCATTTCATATAGTAATAAGTAATCTCCTTGTCCGAAAGATTGTGTTCAACCTGATAACTAGCCCAATCAATTTCACACTCCTCCATTTGAGAAGTGGGAACAATCTCGCGAATTTTTTTCATTTCCATATCGTCGTACTGCCAGTTGTAGAAATGTGGGAGGAATTGAACCTGTGATAACTGGGCGGTAATCTTATCCCGGGTCAACCAATTTTGCTGGAACATCTCGTAAAACCTACCTGCCATACCTTCCGCGGTGCTTTCAATAAAGATAAACCCATCGAAAGGAACCGTAGGAAAAGTACCTCTTTCAACCTCTTCAGCTCTTTTTGGAAACTGGGCACACATCTTCGCGAACTCGGAAATATGCACGAAATGGTAGGTTCCGGAACGACCGGATACTGACACAGCCAATGAAGAAGTGGAACCCTGGTCCGGTCCGTAATCAATAACCACCTGCACTTTTCGAGCAGACCGGTGAGAAATCTTAAAAAAAGCATCCTTTACATCTTCTGCCATATTACGAATAGCAAACTCAATCTTCTTATCGAAGATTTCAGTCGCGTCGAGAACCTTATGTGCTATAACAATTCCCTCCTTATTAGGCTTAAACAATATAGAGTCCAATATAAAAAGGTCAATAAATGTAGTAAAACCAAGCTGTCTGGACTTCAGAATAATATGCCTGTGGAACGGGTGCGGTACATTTATGTAGTTATCAAAAAAATGGCGTTGAGCCCTATTCATCGAAAAAACTCGTTTGTCGCCATCCTTAGTAATAATAAAATAAAGATTCTCAAGCCTCCAAGCCTGGTCTTGTATAAGAGCCGGATTGTTAGTTAATTCCTCAACAATCCTCGCGTTGTGTTCCTTTTGATTGAAAGCCATACTATTCTTGGTCTTGATTTTCTTGCTTCTTTTTCTCCTCCAACTTCTTAAAAGCCACATCAGCAAGCTCCAAAAGATGCCTTTCGCGGTCCTCGAAATAACGCTTTTGAGCCCGTACTTGCTGCAATTGTTTGAATATAACAAACAAGGATGTAGGCTCTTCCGGCGTAATTATCGCCTCGAATCTATCATCCCTAGGAGTATCCTCGAATTTTCTGTAGAAGTTATGCAGTTTCATATTTTGTTTTTAGAAATCCATTGGGTCATCAGCCTGTGGAACTTGGGTGCTAGGAGTTTCCTCTTTATTTTCAGGGGTTGGAGGGGGAGTGGTTGGTGGTGTGGTAGAGGCGGGAGCATCTTGTTCCGCGGGTAATTGGACATTCTGATTTTCAATCTGTTGAAGAACAACAGTCCGAAGTTTATTGGTGCTAGGTTTATCCTCCTTTGGATTTTGAGCAGCATTGAATTTGGACCAAGCATTACCAATAGCATTAAGTGCACCAACTAACTCCTTATTAGTAAAATCCTTAAAACCTCTCGCTTTGAATTCGTGCATAGCCTCCATCGCTAAGTTGTTTGATTCCACAGCTAAAGCGGACATCGCATTATGGAAGCCTGGTTTGTTTTCAATATGAGACGAAACGGAGTTGGCAACGTAGGGAGAGTACCCGGAATTAAGTGCTATCTCTTTTTTACTTTGACCTTGACCTCCGAGTAATCTTTTTGCATACGCCATTTGTTTCATAGTAGATTTTCCCTTCTTTACATACATACTTAAATTATAGTCTAATAAATTTAATCCGTCAAAGCTTGGGTGCTACAGAGTGTCCATATCCAGTGAGTAGTTGACGAAACGGTAGTTTTTGTGGTCTGGTACGGCATAAGGACGGCATAAGAAAATAGTTATGCCGTGAGGTTTTTAGGCTAAAATAAGCTAAAAAACAGGGCTCCACGGCATAAGTCCCCGATTTTAGCAAAAAGTTTATTTTCAAAATAATAAGCTATAATAATTCCGAAAAAAAAGTTTTTCTATTTTTTAAGACCTTATGCCGTAAATAGCTAATTATTGGCTAAGATTAGCTAAAAAAAGGCACGGCATAAGAAAATAGTTATGCCGTAGTTATGCCGTGGACCCCGATTTATTGGCTAAAGTTAGCCACTTTTTTCACGGCATAAGAAAATGGGTTATGCCGTACTATGACATAAAATATCAAATTGGTCAATAGATAAAAGAAAAAACAAGTCTGGTTGGAGTTCCACACAGGGAAAGGGGTAGGGATTGTTTTTTAAAAATGAAGGGGGAGGGGGGGTCGAAAGGGGTCACCCCCTCGCTCTTTATATAGAGAGACAAAAAAATGATGACCTTTATTAAAAGAAGAATAAAAAAGGTGGCTCGCTATCGCTCGCATTATTCCGGAGCCGTCCGGCTCACGGTTCGGCGACGCGTTCGCGGGAGTGCCAGAGAGTGCCGGCAAGAGTTGCGGACATTTCGGTTGACCTCCCCCCGCCCACCTATAGCCAGACAATACCGCCAACAAGTCTAGCACCTAAGCACAAGACCACCCGACCAGCTCACCAACAACAAGACACCACGCCACGCACCCCGCACAATGTACCCCGTTTTATAGATAACCCAACAAAAACGAAGCCACACAATCCC